TCCAACTTGGGGCAGCGCCATTCAATCCGGCCATTCCACCCGGAGCGGCAGCAAGACCCCCGTTAGCAGCACCAATAGCAGCCGACGCACCCGAACCCATACCGAGACCCATCGCTCCAAACATCGCAGGAGCAGCCATTCCTAAACCTCCGACGATAAGGGGGCCAAGGTAGTCTAGTAGACCGGCCTTCTGAATGATGTTGCGGTTGTCGGTGATGTTGCCGTAGTGGTCGGTGTTGTAGACGGCGTTCGGGTTGGCAAGGTCCATCTTATCTTGGACCGTCGAGAACTTCGGCATGAAACTACCACCGCTGGCGTAGCTACCATCCTCATACGACTTGTTACCATATCCGAGAGGACCACCATCCTTGCTAGTTCCGGGAAGCTTTGAGGCATCGAATTGAAGTCCGTAGCCAATCTTGTTTCCCTCACTACCGTAGACTTCGCTGAACTTCGCGTTCGGGTCATACTTATGGAGGGTGTCAAGGAAAGCCTTGCCCCTCGCTGAGTTCACTTCATCTTCGCCAACACCACCCCACGACCTATTGTTGAAGTAGGTCAGATCGGACAAATCAGGCTGTGCCGGTTGTTGTGGGGCAGGCGTAGGAGCAGGAACAGTCGGCTGTGCCGTCTGAATGGCGTTGTTCACCATTTCCGTGCTACCGAGCATTCCGACATTCCCTCTAGGCATAGTTATCTCCGGAGAAGAGGCGCAACGGGTGCAGGATACGTCGTAGAAGTAGGCGCTTGCTGCATAACCGTAGGACGAGTATTACTTTGAGGCATACCGGAGTAGTAGTACGGAGTACGGCTCGACGTAGGACCACTCGAACCATTCGTGTTGCTACCACCACCACTGCCGTTATAATCAGGGTTGCCTGTCGCGGATAGATTACTTCCACCAAAACCGGTATATTGGCTGTTGTACTGATTGACTGAATTATTTAGACTCGGCATAACTGGTTGAGTTGGGTTCTGTGGAACACCACCTGAACTGTACGGCATACCAGCATCACCTTCACCCGGCAACCAGCCGGAACCAACGTTAGGATTGAACCCGGGAGGAACATTGAAGCCACCGGAGGCTCTCATAGCGTCCTGCCCTTGGCGAATGGTTGAGAGGCCAGCCATCACCTGTGGATTACTCATCAAACCAGTGCGGTACTGCCCATTGACAAAGTACCCGCCACGCTGTCCAGCCCAACGAGGATCATTAAGTGGAAGCGACGAGAAGTTCGTCAACTGTGGTTGAGGGCCAAACTGTGCTTGAGGAGCAACATTCTGGATGGCTCCACTCTGAACCCCGGCCCCAATGTCTGCTAGTGTTTGACGTTGACGCGAGTAAGAATCGTAAGGCATAGTAGTTCCTTTAGTGGGAGTTCTGCTGAATATCAACCTCAAGGGCTTTTAGCAGCAAGGGTTGCTTCGACTTCTCTACAACGGCGAAAGACCAAGCACGACCTGTGCCAAGGTTGTTAATATAATATCTATACGCATCATTCGGAAACTCACAGCCCCGTGTCTGTAGATTGTTTAGGAATCCACTCTCAATGATGTTTTGGTCCCGAAGATAGAACGTATACATTGAAGTTACATCCGAAGTATGAGATAGATCGGAGGTCATCAGAAGAACCTTACTCTTGTTAACTCGTTTCCGCTTCTCATTCCCAAACCAGAATGTATTTGTTTGAGCTACGGTTGTAACAGGAACGTTAGGGTAATTCGATGCCGAGGAGTCGGAGGTTTCATCCAAGACCTCATTGGCATCATTGCCCCATGTGTACAAATATTGTTGAGAACGTCGTGTTCCACCCGAGCTAGGGTCTTGCTGGTTATATAACACAATCTGTGTGTAGTAACCGGGAATTCCGGCCGTCTGTGATGGATTAGCGAATTCGGTACCGGCACCAATCATCCACACGGTAGGATCACCTTGAAGGTTTAAAGCAAACCACGTCTTATCCTCGACGTTATAGCACCAGATGTTCGATTGAAAGTCCGTCACTTCTAAGGGATAGGTATCAGTTCCCACCGTTCCCGTAGGATACGTTGAAGCAAACGCAGGCATTGTATTAATGGCCGGAGTACCAATTTCATTAATTCCATTCAAAACCACAATTGGTTTACTGCCCATCGTGGTAACTTGCATGTTAATGTTCTGTGCATCATTGGACTGATTAAAGTTGGCGATGAATATATCAATATACGGAGTGCTAAGTTTCACCGGAGTGTAACCGTCAAGCATCCAAAGTCCGATGGCGTTATCCGAGCCATATCCAATCCAATACAGCACGTCGTTCATATTACGAATCATTCGGGGACTCTTAGCACCGAACTTAATGAACGCTTGCTGCGTGGACGCCAGCGGAGAGGTAATGTCACTGTCCGCCCCAACGTCATTAAAGAACTCGATGGAGTTCCGTCCGAAGGCGACGATATGATGCTTGTAGCGGGCCAGCCCGATGATTTGGTCAGGGTAGGCTTGAGCAGCAATTACACCACCATTCCATGTCGAGATATCGTTGGTAGCCGAGTTCCAGATACGTCCGTCAATCGACGGGATGAACATGAGGCTGTTGAGCCACACGAATCGTCCCAAAGTGATAAGGCCCGGTGTCTGCTTCGGAGGAAAGTCAGTGTCAGTGATTTCCGTCAATGAGGCAGCGGCAAAGACTCCTGAGCCTGATGTAGCATAGTAACCCTTACTTAGAGTCAAGTCTTCATTAGTCCAGCTAATAGCCACTGCCGGAAATGTCGAACCCCCGGAGGCTTGAGTATATTCAGTCAAGAAGCAGTAATCATTAAGACTTGTGCTACTAATGCTTCCCATCTTGACGTAGGTTTGATTAAACGGTCTTGCCATGATAATGTAAATCTTTCCCGTCGAGTTGTCAAAAACCGCGACAACGAACACGTCGTAGAGCGCACTAATCGGAATAGCATCCATAATCACACAACTCGTCAGATCATCAACAATACCCGTCATGAAATCGGAACTAGAAATCTTGGCTAAGCCCGGTCTCTTGAGAAGAGTCTGTTCCTTAGCATCGGACGAATGATCCATATGATACTGAGGAATCAGATTGATATTGATCTGATTGAACAGTTGTGACGCATCGTAGGCGTTATACGCATTCTCCGTCTGGTAGAACGGAATCCGCAGGGTATCCTGAATGGATTGAAGCGGACGATCAGCCATTACTGACCCCAACCCATCTGCCAATCCGGTTGCAAGTAGATCGAACCCTCTTCACGGTCGAAGCCAAGGGCCTTCTCTTTGTGGACTTCCGCCTTCTTCGTAATCATCGCTTGTTGGGCGTAGGGAACACCATACTCATACGAGAGTTGGTCAGCCAAGGCCCACGCCAGAGAGTTGTAGTAGAACGAAGGGAAGTCAGCCGTGTCGCTGGCCGCATCGAAGTCCATGATTGAAGTCATGCCGGTTAGGTACAGCCGAAGGTTCGTAGCCGTATCGCTGTTAGGCGTCGGAAACAGGTAGATCGTGCCAACTTGTTCGGTAGCCACAGCACCGGGCGGGAAGTAGTACAGTTGGTTCGGTTGTCCCGTCTGTGATTTCACCGAGAGCATGTCATACTCTTGCTTGGTCACAAGGATCAGCGGAGTGTCGGCATTTGTGGTCGTGTTGCGGAGCCATGCCTGCGTCACCTTAAGGGGAGCAGTCTGGTTCACAGTAGCACCCACACCAATTTGGTAGGAGGTCGTAGACGCGACCAACGTGATAGCCGAAGTCGTGATGTACTTCCACAGTTGCATGCCATCAGCATTCCATTCCTTGACGATCTGGTTCAAGGAAATAGCAGCCTCAGTCACGGCATCAGTCGATGGGGTCTCCCCTTGACCAATAGCGCCAATGATCCTCAAGGCACGCTTGATAATGTCGTCACGGGTGACGGTGTAGTTCGTAGAAGCCGAAGTAGCCATTGATTATGCCTTTGTGTAGGAGCCTGAGATTGTGAGAACTTCTACCGGACTTCCGGACAATCTAAAAGCAGGGTATGCAATTGTGGCTGATGCCGTAAGAGCGCCAACACGCGAACCGGAACTCTTAAGGGCCATTCCACCACGATCAGTTGAAACTGTACCAACCGGGAGGGTCAAAGTGCCACCCGCCGCTGATACAACATCACTGGTGGTTGAGGGTGTAATGGTCAGTCGATAAGTTACAACGTTGTTACTATCTACGATGTATGAACCATCCACAGTGTAATCCGTGCCAGTGATTCCAGTGATCGTAGGTGCCCAATCCGTTTCTCCGGTATCGTCTGAACGAGTGAACGGAAGAACGTGCTGATCGTTACGGGTCTTATAAAAGTCCAGTATATTCCGAGGTTCCCAACAGGTATCTGCGCACACCATCACTCCATCCCAACGTTTCCGAAGGTCGGAGGCTTTGCGCTTAAACCCACAAGAGTCGCAGATTGCATTATATGAATATTCGCTCATTATAGTTCCGCGTCAGCCGTCCAGTTAACACCACAAAGATCATTTACCGCCCATCCAGCAATTCCTGTTACCGACATACCAAAGGCACCTTCACCACTGCCAGAAGCACTTGTTGCGGTGGCGGATGTGCTACGAATAAAGTTCCACGCAAAGGCATTAGCCGCATTAGTATTATAAAACGTATGAGTCGGAGTAGTTCTCATCGCCGGGGCTAGTCGTAAAGCTGAAACTCTGTTAGATGAAGCACCAGCTACTGTGCATGGAAACGTATAAGCACCAGCCGCGCCCGCATTCTGAGCGGGAGTAGTAGCATATGGAAACGACTTCTGGTAGAATCTCTGACAAAGTTCAAGTTCCTCAGCAAAGACCGGCATATCAAATGCCGAAGCCCGTTCTCCAATTTCTAATTGAATACCAGCCAGTTCTATGTAATTATTAGCCGCTGCCGTGCTTGAGGGCGACCAGTCAAAGTATACCTTTCCTTCGGTACAAGTCGAGGGCACCGTGGCGGTAAATTGATAGAATCTCCAAGGACCACCCTGTTCTGGATTAGCAATATGGGCTGTAATTACGTTGGACGCTCCTGTATGAGCAGCAAATGGACCCTCATCGGTTCCAGTGCCCATATCAAACTTAGCTTCCAGATAATCAACCGATGAATCCCATCCAGAGCCCACCCTCATCCAGAAAGACAAGGTTACTTTCTGTCCAGCCAACATCGTAGCTATGTTACTCTCTAAAGCTTGAACCAAGAAGAGAGACGTAGTGGATGTATCTGCGGCAGACCGTGCGATACGGGCACAATATTGAAAGCCGGGAGGTCCAGATTGTCTACTTACTACCTGAATGCTGGATGCCCTAGAGATAGCCCACCGATCTGCTGTGTATTGTGGAGTCGTTCCAGTACTGGTGTGTGAGGTTCCACGTTGCCAAATCTGGAAGCTTCCATTTATTAAAGCATTCCGCCTTCCCGGATACAGTGGGGAAAGCGACGCTGTAGAAGTCGAAGAGAGACCGGCAGGAATTAAAATCCCGCCGGAACTCCATTGGTATACATCATTGAACCACTTCTTAAAGGCCCAATCGTTCGCATCGACGTTAATCGGTGGCGGACGAAGCCTACGAACGATAGCCATAGTTTAGTCTTGTGCTTGGTTCATATACATTTGCAGTTCCGCACCCGACGAGTACGAACTGGTGATGATACGGATAGCCGTAGCACCAACCGCAGCCACAGAAGTCGTGTCTGCCGACTTCGAGGCGAGTGCAGTGATATCACTCCAAACCGCAGCGACACCACCGAGAACGTCAGCGAACGTCTGTTGCACCGTGAAGTTAAGCGTACCCGTCACATCCACCGAGATATTCATGGCATAGGGACTACGCCAATCAATCGGGATGGTCTGACTCGAAACTTCATCAACCCAACCGATATCCATCGTATCCGTGCCAATGGTTGCACTCGGAGTGATGGAGGTAAGGGTCTTAAAGTACTTGGTCGATTCCACCGTGGCAGACGTGTTGGGAAGGTTGATCGTTTCCGTCAGGGCCTTCCCATCCGCATCCGTACCAACCAGAGTCGCCGTCTTGGCCGAGTGGTTGACAGCAGCATCGTTCCGAATACTTACTTGGTGCGCCAGCCCGTCAGTAGGAGTCGTGTTCGTCAGAGTCCATGTGGCTCCCGTCACGTTGGACGCAAAGCCGGTCAGGGACTCATCAGCAACGTCGATATCAATCATCTTAGGGCGCATGATTGACTCCTATTAGCGTTCGATTGCAGCGAAGATATAGTCGATAGACGCCGTGCAGGCATTGCCTTCACCCGTGAGCAGCGCCATCGTCGGCGTGACAGGGGTATCCGGCATGTTGGTGGACGAGAGGGTGACAGTGCCCTTATGAACGTCGTTCACAAAGTACTTCACAGACGAAACACCATCGTACTCGAAACCAACCGTCATAAACGTATCAACAACAATCGTTGCGATACCAGTGGCACGCGATTGACCCGTCGTGGCGTCCTTCTGCACTTGGAAGTCGAGCAGCGCATCGCCGTCGTCCTTCGAGAAGAACACACCATCCGTAACACCGTCGCCGTCAGCGTCCAGAGCGGTCGTGTCAAGCACGGCCAAGCCGATGAGGAAGTCAGACTGTGTAACGTCATTCAGACGGAAGCGGGCCTTGAACCACGCCTTCTTACCAGCCGCGAACGTGAAGTTTTCGGTCGTCAGTTGAAGCTGCGTACCGTCGTCTTCCGTACCAGTGGTCGTAAGCAGGAGGGCACCACCAGCAACGTCAGCTTCCAGAGCGCGCGTAGCCGCACCGACGGATGTAACCGTCCAGTCGCCAGCGACATACTCAGTGAAGTCGTTGAAGTAGGTGAAGACCTTCGTGGGATCAGGTGCAGGGTAATTATAGAGTGTGGTGCCTTTGGCGGCGGTAGAGATACCGGCCGGAAGGCGCATTGGACTAGGCATTAGAGTCTCCTAAGGGGTATAAGGTAACGTTGGAGAGAACGGGGCACCGAAGTACCCCGTTACCTTACAGCTTGTTACGCGCCCTGCGATCCGTAGATCGAACGCTTGTCCGAGCAGCCGAAGCTGTAACGGGCAGTCGCCTTGAACTTGGCGTTGTCGGTATCGAAGTCGTCATCTTGCGAGAACGCATCCGGCCGACGCTCAAAGTGCGTCATACCATTCGGCACATTCGTGAGGATAAACCACGCGTCCGTGTCCGTCAGGTAATGGTTGATAACGAGACCACCCGGGAACCGCGAGCGAACGAGGTTAACCGTGTTGTTGTTCGTACCAACTTCGTACTGAGTGTCCATGATCTTGTTCGCTTCGAAGTCAAGGTCAACCGGAACGATCAACTTCGACGGCTTGACAGCGATACGCAGACCACGATCATTCGTGTACTTACCAATGTCGATGCAAGCTTGCTCAAGAGCCGCTTCCGAAAGGTCAGCCGAAACCGCGATGACATTCGAGAACGTACCACCAGCAACGTTCGGGTGATCCGAAACGATCAGCGCCTTACCGTCGCCGTAGGTGTACGACGTATTGAACGCGCGATTCAGGATATTGGCCGCAACCACTTCCTTCGTCTGACGCATCGAATACGCGAGACCCTTCGACTTCCGTTCGCCCGCAACGTCGTACAGATCGTCTTCAACCAGTTCCTTCGTGATGATGAAGCCGAGCGCATACACGACGTGCGTGTAGCGATCCACGAAGCCTTGTTGTTCCGAGTCATACGACACCGGAGCGCCTTCGGCCTTCTGAGCAGCAAGACCAAACGACGAGATCGAAACGTCTTCTTCGAACGCCTTACGGCTCTTACGAGTCGTGAAGATTTTCGACCATTCAACGTCGAACTCGTTATACGCTTTACCATACCACGCATTAATTCCCGGCCAGAGTGCTTTACCAAACGAGCCAGTTGTCATAGTAGCCATGTGTATTCTCCTTTAGCTATTAGGCACCGACCACGTTAGGCATACGAACGCCGGTATTGAACATGACTTCGAACCAACCAGCGTCCGTCGTCGAAAGTCCAAAGGCGTTACCAACACGCTTCGACAGGCCGAGCAACTTGAGCGGATAACCCGAGGTAGCCGTCAAATCCGAAGAGTCGAGGGCCATCTTGGAGATACCAGTCGTTGAGTTACCAGCCGTCGTCGTGAACGCGACCAGAAGGCCAATGTCATCGGCATCAAAGTTGCCTCCAACAGCGTCTTCTTGAACCTCGTACACAACCGAGGGGTCCGTACACACAAGGGCGATACGCGAGGTCGAGGCCAGCCGATGCTTCGTACCGAGCGCCGTCGGATCGGGCAGGAACCCAACCACAACGCCAACGATATCAGCACCAGACGTTCCACCAGCCGCGAGAATCACCGTGGCCATTCCTTCCACATCCATTCCGTTTACGACCTGACCAGCCACACCCGCCGACCCGGCTTGCTTAACGATATCGCCAACAAACACGGCGGTATTATTACCAGAGTCGATCAGGAAAGCCTCAGTTTGGCCGTTCCAAGGCGAACCGTTCAGGTGACGAACGGGCCTCAAGCCCCGAGGGGCAATAGCGTTTGCCATATTAAGTCTCCATTAAAAGTTGTTGCTTAAGGAGAGGCAATGCCTTGGAAGCTTGCATTTTCTACGAGTTAACTTGAGCGTTTAGACTCAATTTGCAGTTTGCCGTAGTCAGCAGCATTTCCAGCATTCCTCTTCATATCTGCTTCTAGGGCTGCAATCTCATCCTTCTCCTTGCGTTCTTGGTCCATTAACCAAATATCCTTGGGGATACGCATCAGATATGCAACCACGCCGCCACCCATTCCCTTACTAACAGCAGACGATGTGCGAGCAGACGAATCGACGCCACCATTACCGACCTTGAGACCTTCCTTGTCCACGAGTTCCCATTGTGCCGCGAGGAACATATCAATACGACCTTCCGTATCATTGACCCAACGGTACTGGAAGTTCTCATGGTCAAGACCAGCAACAGTGATTTTATTTCTATTTGCCTCGTACACGGGAATCCGGTCGGGGCGAACTTTGGATTTCAACTCATTACGAGTTGGACGATTTTGACTCATCTTAGTCTCCTATCTATTAACCTTGAGCGTACAATTTGAGGTACTCTGCCTCTGTCAATCCCGCACTACGCATCATAGTTTTCATAATGCTGCGGTCTTGATCGCTCATATTGGCCTTTGCCTGTGCAAGTGTGGAATCAAGTTTCGAACCTGATTGCCTACCGGCGCTTCTACCCTCTCCGTCAGGATTCGGGGCACCCTTGGTCTTTGGTTGGAAGCGGTGAGAGAAAGCCTCACGAACTTCCTTTTCAACATAGTCACGGACTTGGGCGGGCGTGACTGACCCACGGTTCACATTGATGTATTCCACCGCAGCAGAGTCCGCATACCTACGGAGCCGCTCGTCAGTGTCATACCACGGGTTCCTCTGCACCCATTCGACGTGTTCCGGATCAGGAGCATTCTGCCGGGGCGGTTGTGCCGCCGTACGATGCAGATTGTCCAGTTCGTCCTTAGTCGCGTCAATCTTTTCATCAATCTCATCGGCCTTCACCAGATCACCTTCTGCAAGAGCCGCACGCTTTTGAGCGCGCAGTTCGGTGATGGCTG